GCTCTTCAGTAATGTCATAGGAACGCACACTTTTGCTACAGCCCGATCGTACCAACTCGGTACTGGAATATGCCTCCCTATCTCCGTTAAAACGAGTTTTGAGGTCGAATTAGTGATTGGATCAGTAGACTTTGAGTAGTCACCGCTGTATAGATCTATGCCCTTCTGCATCTTGTTGCTTAGTTTGACAGTGTGGTTGCGTAACATTGCCTTGGTAGCTCCTACTTTCTTAAGTACGGGCATTACTGCCTTGGTGATCGCACGTGTCACCCACACCATTGAGCTGTTGTGCATTGTTGCCATTCTCACCTTCCCTTGGGGAGTCCGAATTGGTAGCATTTGTACGACTGCTTTCTTATCAGCTAACGCATAACGGAAACAGTCTGCCTGCGAGGGAGTTGCGTCGATTAATGGTCTTACGATCATTTCTCTTAACTCTTCCTCAGTAGCGATGTGCATAGCGTCTCTCGACTCATTTACCCCACCGTAGTGAACGACCTTAAAGCCTCTCGCTATCTTCACCCAGCCATGATTGGCTGGATGAATATGCGAGGTGCAAAGGTCTTGTTCGTCTTTCCACTTCCTCCTTGCCACCATCTTTGCAGTTGTGACTTCGTCACACCCTTCATAGATAGCGTTGGTAACAGGAAATGGGAGACTTTGGGCAGCCAATTCTAGTGTTGATCCTTCGGCCCTTCCGAGGGCCTTATCCACCGCTTTGGCGAATTTCATATTAGTGAGTCTTGCGTTCAGGTCGTCTCTAGCAGCTTGCTGCTTCTGTTTCCTCCTGACATATAACAATTTGATGTACCCTTTAAGTCCGCACCTAACGGTAGATACGGATGCCCAATCTTTGACTTCATCGTCAAGGGCATAGTCCGGATTTGCTAGCAGGAACGCGGCCTCTCTGAGCTCCTCTAACCCCTTCTTCCTTCTCCATCTGGGATCTCGCAAGACGTGCGACGCTCCCCCAGCTCTGGAAGAGGATTCGACACAACCCTTCTCATTTGGGGAGGGTAAGGTTCTCTGAACCTCTGGGTCGATAACGACGTCTTTTAGTAGATGTTTAATAAATGCCTTCAGCTCCTCTCCCATCTCTGGGGATAGGTCGGCATCAGAAGTGGTTAGTCTTACAATCGCAGAATTCTCATCATCCAGTAGTGTCCGTGCTGACACACCAACTCCTTGTAGTGCACGTGAGATCGTGCTTGCAATATGGAGTCGCTTGAATGAAGTGAGTCTCTCCCCCTTATAGGGTCTCACTATTGGACCAGTGAGGCTTGCCCGACGGCATGCATTCTTCTTGTAAGGATGTATCGCCAGAAGGCGGGTCTCATGTGCGATCCTGGACATTGTCGTTTTGAAAACGGCGGAGTT